AGCCCCCATTCCCTTATTAATCGCCGTCTGTTTCAACAACAGCAGTGCCGTCTGAAACATCGACTACACTGCCAGTATTTGACAGAACATTAACAAAATTGGTTGTTGGTACGTTTGTATCACAAACAATAATCAGATCACGAACAGCAAGCATATTTGCTGCGCTGTTAAAATAACCTGATGTGTTTACAGTAGCAATCGCATCTGCCGTTGTGTACATCCACAAACTTCCGTTTGAGTCACCACCAATTCGAGCTAGTCCACTTGCTGCATAAGCCATTAATAACTCTCCTAGTTATTATCTAAGACTTCATAGATACCATTGTTATCAATAACAATAGCACCCATGGACATCATAGATGTTGCAAGGTGTGAGACTTTCTCAGCCACATAATTTACTTCAGTTTGAACATCGGCATTAATGCCAAGGCCAATTGATGAAGTATGGTAAGCAAAGTTCTTACCGCCAGCTACTGCTGAAGTTGAGAAAATCTTGAAACCCAAGAACTCTTTCATTGTCATTCCACCTGCGAATGGCAGATTTTGTGGGCCAACAAAGTCAGAGCTTGCAAACTCAGTAATCGCAAACAAGTCAGCAAAACCAGTAGGTGACATTGCTAAGTAGCGCTGTCCGTCTTCTGGAATATCTGCTGAGCCGAATGTTGAAAACAAAGTCAACAAATCAGCTTTTTCAAGAGCAGAGCCAGTGTCATGGATCTGAGTGCTATTAGCTCCGGCATCCATTGCAGTGATTAAGATTTCATCAGTCTTACGACCAAGAGCAGCAGCAGCAGATTGCGCTACAGCTTGACGCTCATTAATGTTAATCTTTAACTCATCCAACTTGTCAATGTATTCTGGTGCATAGAAATCAGCCATAGTAGCTTCAACATTTGTATGCGCTAACTCCATTGGAGTTACATTACCGTTGCGTGATTTAGTGTTTGCAGAGCCTTTTCCAATTACTTGGAATCGAGCAACCGAGCCAGACACATTGGTAGTGCGAACAGTGTTCCGCAGTTTGGAACCCATACGCTGATAAGCCATGTGTACTTCTGTCTCGAACTGCTTGATAAAGGCTTGGTCAATAGTATTAGCCATTTTTCAGTCCTATTATGAAGTTACAGTTGCCAACGGGTGTCCGTTTTTCTACGTCAACAAGGGTATCCTCTCGGGCCTTTCAGTGTATTACGGGCCGTAATGTGCCATCGTAAACACTTTTTCCTTTCGGATTGCAACGCACAAATTCAACATATTTATTATTGTTGTCTTCTATAACACCAACAGGCTCAAAGCCCAGCCAGATTGCCCAGTCTATCATAAACTCATAATCAGATAGCAGTGTCATAGTTAGCATGTGCTGTGTTTTATCAAAGAAATCTATTAGAAATCTTGATCCCCGAACCGCTGCAACAGTATGTTCCTTTACTTTATTAGAAAACATAGCAAACATCTGAGGGATTTCCTGATCTTCATTGTACCAAAGGCCACCAATTGCTAAAAATGACTCGCCTTCTTTTCTAGCAAGATAACATTCAGAAGTCTCATACATCTCACGCATAGCTTGATGAAAGTCATTATGCCCAAGTAAAACTAACTCTCGTTTGTTTTCTTGAGTAAGACCTTTAACCACCTCATCAATGTGATCTAAAGTAAAAGGGGTCAGATAATACTGGCCCCTTTGAATTATTTTAACCTCTGTAGAGTTGCTGGAATCCATCTTCGACCTGTTTGACGAAGTGCGGATCACGTTTCGCGGGGTTGAAGTATCGCTCATCTTGCATCATCTCCCTAAGTGATTGCTCTGTTACACCACTTGTAGGCTGTGCATCCCCAGCAAATGATCCATCCTTCATAGCTTCCATAACAGCTTCTATTGCAATAATACCCTCATGGCTTTCGCACATACGCTCAATTGCTGGTATTGCATCACTTGGAAAGAACTTATTAGCAAACATAGATGCAGCTTGAATGCGATCATTTGCATTATCGCCTAGCTTTGCGGCTTCAGCTTCTATATCTGGCTGCGATCCATTAATAGCTTCGGCATACATCTCAATGCCCTTTTGAAACTCTTCTTGGCTATAGCCATTTTCAAATGAATGCTCAGACCACCACTTGAGTAAGTCGTTATCAACAGCCATGTCCTCGTCAACAACGTCTGGCAATTGATAGTCGCCAGCGGTTTCGGGCCTGTCACCGAAAGCTTCTGATTGTATTTCTTCTAAGAGTTTGTTGCGTATATCTTCCTCTTTGCCACCCAGCTTTGACTCAAGTTCTTTATACGCTTTCGCTAGATCTTCTGGCGTATTGTACTTTTCAGGTAGCCATTCTGGGCGATCTGGTGCTTCTGCTTGCTGAACATCAGCTTCAGTTATAAAGTCACGGCCATCAGCTTGTGCTGCTTCTACTGCTGCTTCTTCACTCATTTATTCTTACTCCTATGTGAATGTGCAATGCGCTGTTCTATTAGGCCAACAATATAACGCTGGCCTTCTAAGTGTCGCAGTTCTTCTGTAGTCACATTAGGGCCATTTACCATCTCTATAGTAATAGAGCGCAAATAGCGTAAGACCTCTTTGCCCGTAGGGGTCTTAAAGATCTCTGCAATGTTATGGCTTACCTCGACATCCCTGTCCGATGCTCGCTGTATTCCGTCAATTCCAATATTAACCTTGTTCGGCAACCATCTGTCCTTGCTGTTGCTGCGCCATTTGCTGCGCTAATGCAGCTATTTGTCTACGCTGTTCTTCGTCACGAATCAAGCTCTCTGGCACACCAAAT